ATCCTGCCCCGGAGGAAGGCCCGCGCCGGGAGGAGGCCCACCACCCCCTCCCGGGGGCATGCCACCGGCCATCGGAGGCATCATCTGGGGTTGCGGAAGCGTGATCACCTTGTCGAAGTTGCGGAGCCCGAGGCCGTCTTCCCAGAGCTTGCGGAGGATGGGCTCGGGGTTGAGCATCTTCCCCTGCATCTGGAGAAGCTGGAGGACGGCAGGGGTCGCGGCCATCTGGAGGAACTGGCCGGTCTGCTGGGCACGCTGCTGCTGGTTGACGGCCTGAGACGAAGCCACCCACTTCCAGCCGAACTGGCCCTCCAGCATGTCCCGGTTGAACTGCAGCTTCTCCCCGCCGCTGATCGCGAGCCACCGCTCGCTCGACTCGTACTGCTGGCCGAGGCTGTGGACCATCTGCATGAGGGGCATGAGGACGCGCTGCTCGATGTCCTCGATGAGATCCTGAAGCTCGCCCTTCACGTTCGACTGGAGGATCTGGGAGCCGGTCGCGGTCTTCGCGCCACCCTTCGCCCCGGACCCCTGAAGGACGGCAGGCACTCCGCTCATGTCGTTCGCGTAGGTGATGAGCTGGTTCGTGATCATCAGCCCGTACTGCAACTGCTCGACCGGAGGACGATCAAAGACCATGCCCTGCGGGTCAGTCAGGGGGAACATGCGCCCGGGGGCCAGCGGCTCCAGCGGACCCACCACCAAGTTGGGGTTGTACTTGATGATCGGGTTGAGGCCGTAGATCCCGTTGTCGTTGGTCTGGTTGATGAAGTCGTTGATGAGGCCCTGAAGGCTCAGCATCGAGCGACCCATGCCCACGGTGTAGAAGCTGTCCGTGACCTCGTTCATGCGCTGCATGACGTAGGGCGGGGTCTGGTGCCAGAAGGGGTTGCGGCGAGCCTCGATCGGGATGCCACCCGAGAGGACGACCTTCACGGGGACCGGCTCCCCCTTGATCTCGTTCGGCAGGTAGAGGTGGTTGGGGACGGGCATGCGGAGCCAGCACTCAGTGAGCACGGTCCACGTCGCAAGCTCCCCCTGCCTCAGGTCCACGCTCGTCATGCTCGACGCTCGGGCCTCCATGAGGGCGGTGCGGATCTCAGGCTGGAGCGCGTCCACGTTGATCTGGGCGTTGATGAAGTCCGGATCCTTCCAGATCCCAGCCTTCGCCAACTGATCCACGAACTGCTTGCTGACCTGAATGTCCTCAAAGACGATGCTGGCTTCCTCGATGCTGCTGACCGTGACCGGCCAGACGTACCACGAGAATGGGGAGCGAGCCTTGAAGCGGGCCCCGTCGCACGCCCACGGGCTTTGCCCGTAATCGTGCAGCATCTCGGGGATGCCCTGCAGCTTCTTCATGCTGACGCCCTTGACGCTCTTGGGCGGCTTCTCCCACCAGACCTTGCCGATGCCGATGCCGTAGTCCGTCAGGTTGCGGAGCCACGGCTTCAGCTCGGCGCGGATCTTCATGGCCTTCTCAAGCTGGTACATCATCCACGCCTTGTTGGCGGGGGCGTGCTCCTGCATCTCAGGGTTCTCGGCCTCACAGTCGATGTAGGTGTCGGTCGGGAACAGGCCTCGCGCGAGGTGGCTCACGCGCGTCTCGCGGGCCTTCTGGTAGACGGGCAGGTAGGCGTTCGACTGGCCCTCGTAGGCGCTCGTCTCGTCCCGCTGGAGCATCGCCATGCGACGCACCTGAGCCCACTCCGTCCGCTGCTGAACGCCGTCTGAGCGCACCGTGAACAGGAGGGGGACGATGTTGGAGAGGATCCAGTCCATCGCCTTCGGGTCGTCCACGAAGTTGACCGAGCTGTCCGGGGCAGGAGTCAGGGCACCCTGAACTTCGTCCACCGACGAGGCTACGACCAGCGGGGTTTCAGGGGCTGCGCTCATGCTGAGATCCTTTTGAACTGGAGGCTGGAGGGCATCTGATCCGGCCTGAGAGAGGAGGTGGCTACACCGAAGATGTTGAAGACTCCGTACCGCAGGGCATCGACAAGGTGATCGAAGAAGCCATCTTTACGCGGTGTAACGCCGTCTTCCTTCAGATGGTAGCCACCTGCCAAACCATCTACCAGTACACGCGCCGATGAGTCAATGAGAACGGCCTGTTCGCCTTCGATCTGGGCCTCGAACCGCTTGCGGAGAAGCTGCACGGAGAGGTCGAACGGGGTGCGCTGGTAGCGCATCAGGATGCCCGAGTTGTTCAGCAGGGCCAGCATGGAGCCGGTGTCCTTGTGCTGCGCGACCGCCGGATCCCCGTAGTCCACGAACTTCTCCGCGTTCGGAAACCGCTGGGCGGTCTGGGCCATGACCGTCTCGATGAACTTGGTGCCCTCGATGTGGTGCCCCAAGAACTCCCCGAGGATGTGCATGCGCCCGTCCATCGCGATCTGAGCGAACAACACGGCAGGCCGGTTGTACCCGAAGTCCCAGAAGCGGAACAGCGTGCCCCCGTTGAAGGGCAGGTTGTCCTTGACGTGCAGGGCCCGCTTGAACTGGCGGATCACAGGCTCGCCCGGGTAGGTGTTCCCCCACATGCCGTCCACGTACCGTTGGCGAAGCTCCTCACTCATGGTCACAGCCATCTGCTCATAGTAGCCCTTTGGCAGGTTGCGCTGATTCTCCTTGGGCTGTGGGCGGAACAGGGTCATCGTGGGCTCCTGAACCTTCGTCCCCGCAACGTCCAGCCCCGTGCATTCGGTGTAGAGCCAGTGGCTCATGGAGGGTGGGTTGAACGCGCACCCGATGTAGAAGTTCTCGTCCGGGAACTCAGGGGTGGGCTTGTAGCGGAGTCGGCCCAGCATCTGCATGAAGTTGTTCTTCTCCACCTCGTCGGCCTCGTCCACGAAGCCGCCCGTGAACTCGTAGGAGCCCACGTAGTCGGACAGGCCCATGAACGTGATCTCACTGGCCTCGGTGTTCGCGCCGTTGATCCCATGCACGATGGGCCTGATCCACCACTTCTGGGGGGCCATCTTCTGCCGATCCAGCAGCGTCCCCTCTGGAAGCTGGGAGAGGATGTTCTGCATGCTGCGGAGGGTGGTGTCGATAAGATCGTTATAATCGCGACGGGCCACGAACCACTTGGTGCCGGGCATCAGGAGGGCGCGGAGCATGATGTCGGCGCACCCGGTGGAGGTCTTGGCGCAGCCTGCCGGGCCCATGTAGGCCTTCAGCTTACTGTCGCTCAGGATGTACTCAAGCTGCGTGGGGTTGAGCCCCCGCATCTCCCGGGGCCGCTTGCCGTCCAGCATCAGCTTCACGATGTCGTCCACAGACGACATCTCCGTGACGCCCTTCTTCTCCTTCTGGCGATCCCGCCAGTGCTCGAAATTGCTCTTGCGGGCCATCACTCCACCTTCTTCGCGGGCTGCATGCGCTCAAGCCATGGTACTTTTCCACTAACTTCAGAGCCAAAGTTTAAGACTATGAGCCCCCCACCACCCTGCTGGGCCTCCCGCTTGTCGAGCCCGTTGGCCCTCAGAACCTTGTCCGCAGCCTCACTGCGGGTCTTGTCCGAACCGTAGCGAAGGTCGTAGGCGAGGCTGGCAACGGCCTCTGGGAGCAGGTCTACGAGCTTCTTCTGGGCCCACTCCACAGCCTCGTCACCCTTCAGATTCTTGGGCAACTGGGCGAGCTGGGCACGGGTCTGGAAGGCCTGATCCTCGGGGGCGACCTTCTCCAGCTCGTCGAGGTCCAGCTTCTTGGAGCCGGTCAGGGCGGCTGATTCTGCCCCACATCGGCGCACACCGCACACACCCCCGCCTGTTCGCGTACCTGACGGATGCCCCTTGGGGCAGAGCTTCTTCGGCTTCTCGTCAGTCATTGCGGAGCGCGATCCCTTCGGCGTCCGCGATCTTCACGATCGTCGCGGGCAAGCGCCGGAATTCAGCGGCCCAAGCGCGTGCGGACTTGGTGGAATGTGCGCGCATGACGCACACGATGGTGGCCCGTTCCTCGGGGGAGAGCAGGTGCTTGTGAACTCGGAGGGTCATCTTTCCGCTGTTCCAACCCATTTTCTAACCCCTTGTTTTTATTCCTTGAACCGACCAGCACCCTCTGGGGCACCCCCTCAAGGGGGGTGCGCGCGAAGCGCTGCTGGCTTTGTACGCTCACTTTTACTGCATGTCAACTCCCCAAAATGTAGTGGAAATTTACAGCGATGGGACCGTCCGCCGAAGGCGGCGGGCCCACGCAGCCCTCAAAATGAAGGGGTCAGAAGTGCCCGAAATGAGGTGCTTGGGGGCTATGTGAGGGCATGTGTGCTGATGTGCGATAGTCCAAATGGGGCTAGTTTGGAGGTGTGCATACAATCTACACGAACTGGGGGGTGGGGTCGGTAGGGCCTGGGGGTCCTGGTGGGGACCGATACCCCTGTGAGCAGGGCCACAATGGGGACGGTGGGGACGGGTGAGCATGCTGACGGTGGGGGACGGTGGGGTAGCGAGGTGGGAGCGACACCTACAGTGACACTGACAGTGCGACTCTCGGGATTCGAGACTCGCAGACAGATGTCACTGACACCTGTCAGTCACCGTCTCCGTCGATCACAGTGAAAACACGGGCTTACAGCGACGGCTGGAAGTAGAAGTAGAAGTTACTGACAGTGACAGCGACAGCGACTCTGACGGTGGGGACGGGGAGGGCCGGCACCGGCACCACCTCGTGCGAGCGCAGAATTTGCGCGGCGCTCTCAACGCAGAATTTGCGCCTCGAAAATCAACCACTTGCGACTTTGGCGCGGTGCGTCAGCGCAAACTTTGCAGGCTGTGACGCACTGCGGCACCAATGATTTCGCACACTTAGCGGCGGCACGCCGGTCGCAAGTGCCGCCATTCGCCGCACGGCACGACGCCGCAAACGGCACCCCACAGCAGCACCACACTGGAGTCCATCATGGCTAACAAGTCCCTCGAAGTCGTCTCCCCTGAAGTCGCCGCCCTCATGGCTCAGCTTGCTCAGCTTCAGGCCAGCAACGACCTGCTCAAAGCGCAGGTCGAGACGGTCAAGGCGGCAGCCGCCAAGAAGGTCTACTTCAAGGTTTCAGAGAAGGGTGCCCTGTCACTCTACGGCATGGGTCGCTTCCCTGTCACGCTGTACAAAGGCCAGTGGGAGACTGTCCTTCAGCTTGTCGAAGACGGGAGCATGAAGACGGCCCTCGCCCTCCCCGGGCTGAAGAATAAGGAAGACGAGACTGTCGAGGAAGCTGCAGCGCGGCGTGCTCGTATTGAAGCCTACACCGCCACCACGAAGGCCGCTGTTGCCGCTGTCAACGCCGCGAAGAACCCCAGCGACGACACGAAGTCGGCGGTGGCCCCCATCGTTCGCAAGGCGCAGTGAACGGTTAGGGCTTCAGCCTAGACCCCAAGGGAAACCTTGGGGGACTGGTTGTCCCCCTCACCCACCCCGGAGATACACCATGAACGACCTTATCGCAGCCCTGAAGAAGCAAATGAACCGTGAAGCCCAGATGTCCGGCCCCGTCGTCGTCGGGTCATTCGGTGGCGCCTACGCGGTGCCCAACGACGCCGAGCCGAACCGCAACACCCGCGAAACCTTCGCCACGCTGGGCGTGGAACTAGGCTTGCGTGAGGAGTCCAAGGCCGCCTGAAGCCGTCAGCCTAGCCCCTCACCTCACGGTGGGGGGACTGGTTGTCGCTTTCAGTCCTTCGCTCTTTCAAACCTGCATCACGCCGGGGCAGTTCGCCCCAGGGGCAGTCGTGTGCATTCCGCACGCAAGTCCCGCGCCGAGTCGCGTCGGTCGTTGGCATGAAAAGTGCCTTCGGCCTATACGCCCCGTGGTGCGCATTCCGATGCGAACCATACCAGCGCACCACCCGAGCGGCGAAAGTCGCAAGGCGGGGCGCGCAGGGCCCTCACAGCGCATTCCGCAAGTGCCGTCGCAGTCGCCGCAACGAACGCCGCACCCACCCAGGAGATACACCATGCTCAACCATCAGTTCATGTTCACCCTCATGGCAATCCGCTCGGCCAAGCTGAAAGAGGCGAGGAAGCCGTAAGCCTGTAGGGTTGCACAGGGGGCTCCAGCCCACACTGGAGCCTTCGATGCAGACCTCCAAGCGAAGCACATTGCAGCATTCCGCTCGGGCATTCCGCTCGGCGGAACCCACCAAAGCAATACCAAGGAGCTACACCATGTCCGTTTCCGTCACCGCTTCGCTGACCCGCCCCGTCAAGGCCTCCATCATCTCCGCCACCATCACCCTCGAAGGGCACGACGCTCAGGTCCTCCGCTCGATGTTGGGTGCCCTGACCCGCGAGGAGCGCCGTGAAGCCACGGGTCGCAACGGGGGCAACAAGACCTCACAGGACCGGGCCCGCTTCCTCGTGAAGGAGATCATCGACGCCCTCGACGCGCAGGGGGTCACCCGGCTGGAGGAGGTGTCCATCACTCCCCCGGACCAGCAGGCGCAGCGTGCCGCTCGTCGCGGCTGAGTAGTTCTGGCCCCCTAGCGAGCTTGGCCCCGCTAGGGGCGTCAGTCGAGGGGTTGAGCAAGTGTTCAACCTTTCGCTTGACGCTACACAACCATGGAGGAACGAACGTATGCCCAGACGCATTCAGGAGAGGCCGATTCCCCCCGCTGGACTCCAGCCGCAAGGCGGATTCCTCGTGGGGGACGTCGTGTATCACCAGCATGACCCCATTGGGGCCGAGGGGGAGGTGTTGCTGCCCGCCAGCAGCCGCAACGGGCTCCTCGCGCTCGCCCCGTGGGGGCCGAATTCCGACCACCTCGGCAGCATTGTACTTCCGGGTGCGATGCCGCCCCGACGCTGGCGCAGTGAGGACTG